AGAGCGTTTTTTGATGCTCCGATTTTTGATTTGCAGGCAATCGCCGCGCTGGTTCAGTGAGGGGGATGGCTGTGAATCTGAAAGAATTATTCTGGAGCGGTGGCGGGATGGTTTTGGTGCTGCTCTCGCTCATTGAGGTTTCGCCCATTAAGATCAATCCGTGGAGCAGGCTTGCGAAAATCATCGGACACGCCCTGAATGCTGAAGTGCTGGAACAGCAGAAGCAGACCCAGAAAAAGCTGGAGGAGCATATCCAAGTTGATGATGAGCGCAATGCCAATCTTCTGCGTACCCAGATCCTGCGCTTCAATGACGAACTGATTGATGATAAGCACCACACGAGGGAGCATTTTATCGAGATTTTGGCCGTCATTGATGCCTATGAGGACTACTGCCGCAGTCACCCCGACTACAAAAACAACCGCTGCATCTGTGCGGTAGCGAATATCAAACGGGTGTACAATGAGCGGCTTCAAAAGCACGACTTCTTATAAGGAGGCATGAAGCGTGAGTATTATCACCTATAAGCGCGGCGACAAAACCGCGCTGACGAAGAATTTCAGCCGGTACGAGTTCGACTGCCCGTGCGGCTGCGGAACTCAGATGGTAGACCCGGAGCTGGCCGAGAAGCTCCAGCGTATCCGGGATGTGGTCGGGAAGAAGATCAAGATCACTTCCGGCTACCGCTGTCTGAAGCGCAATCAGGACGCTGGCGGCGGTACGAATAGCCGTCACCGCTACGGTATGGCCGCCGATTGGAGGCTTGAAGATCGGAGCCTGAACCCGGTCGCTCTGGGTATCCTTGCCTCGGCGGTCGGCTTCGGCGGCATTGGCATCTACTGGTACGCCGGGAATATGTTCTGCCATGCCGATACGCGCGGGACAAAGGCGACGTGGCTGTGCGATGCAAAAAAGCACTACCCGTCCACGACCTACCTGAAGTTCGTCCTGCCGACCATCCGCCGGGGTTGCACCGGGGATGCAAACCGTGCAGCCACGAAGATGCTCCAGCGGCTGCTGGGGCTGACCCCGGACGGCATTTTCGGCGAGGGCACCGAGAACGCTCTGCTGAAAGCGCAGGAGGCGCACGGACTGGCCGTGGACGGCATCTGCGGCCCTGCCAGTTGGCGGGCAATTTCTGGGGCTTCCAAGTACCTGTGAAACATCCGATATAACCAACACGACAAAACGGCGCAGGGGTAGCTCTCTGCGCCGCTGATGCTTATAGGAGGCAATATCATGGAAGCTATGTTGAACTTCATTCCTGCTCCCGTCGCCATCGTCCTGATGCTGGCGGGCTTTATCGCACTGGCAGTCGGTGGCATCCGGCTGGGCTACAAGGCCACCGTCAAGGATCTGGCGCTGGAGCTGGTCGAAAAAGCTGAACTGTCCATCATGGGCAGCGGGCAGGGCGCCAAAAAGAAGAAGCAGGCGTTCGCGGCTCTCCGCGCCAAGTGCCCGGCGGCTATCCGCTGGGCTATCACCGACGAGGTGCTGGACGCTGTTATCGAACACGCCTTTGATGTTATGACCGCAGGACTTGGCAAAAAGTCTTGACTGCTGCATGAGTGCCGTGTAAAATAGAGGCACTTGAAAAGCTTCGGCTTTTGTAGAGAGTGGCCCGGCATGGTCCACTCTTGATTTTATATTTGGCTGCTCCGGCGGCGCGCAAAAATCCCCCTCTGCTTTGTCGAAGCCCTGCGAACCTCGCGGGGTATGTGTAGGCAAAGTGGAGGGGGATTTTTTGTTTTCTTAGAACTTCATCTGCGCAGCATCTTCAACGCTCACGTCATCGATTACCTCCGAAGATCTCCGTTGTATACGCGAACCAGCACCCAGTCAGACAGGGGTTTGACGTTTCCGATCCAGTCCCGGAGGGCTTCATCGGTGCCGCAAGCCTCGCAGATGTACACGCCCTTGGCGTGGCGGCTCAATGCACCGTGGGTCAGCTTGTCCGGCATCCTCTCGCCGCAGCGGGGACACAGCGGCCAGCCCTGCTCCTGATCGGCCTGCATCCTGGCAATAATCTTTTCGTCTGTCATTGTTTAATCCCTCGTCAATTCATATTTTCACGTTCCCAGTCGACCCAGCGGTAAATTTCTTTGCCGGACATGGATTCCGGCTTGCTGGTCTTGATGTAGTCCTGCTGGCCGAAGATTTCCAGCCGCTCGATGTTGTGCGGGCTCTGGGTGATGATTTTCGCCGGGCGGCCAACCTCGCTGCCGGGGATCTCGATGCGGTACAGATACAGATTGCTGTCAAAATACCAATCGCTCTTGATGTACCGTTCTTCGGCATCCGTGCTCTCGATGGCCTCGATGTACTCGCTCAGCGCACCGAAGACTTCCAGCCGGGTGGGTGCTTTGTCGAAGTCGGTCACATCAAAGAGTTTGATGTAGGAGATTCGGCCACGCTCAACGGCAAACTCTTCGATGGTGCCGGAATATTTGTAAAGTTTCATCGTCATATCCTCCGAACGCCCGTATAGCCAGATAGCACAGCTTTCAAAATCACTTGCTCTGGGTGCTTGCCACGATTCCGCCAAGGCACAGCCAGTGGCGGCCATCGGCGTTGCGTTTCCATTCGCCGCCGAGCGTTTCAAATGCGGCAATCATGCCGTAGTAGCTGATCTCCGGCTCGGTAGGCAGCCTCTCTCCGTCATCGTTGTACTCGGCACGGCCGGCAGCAATGTCCATCTCGGCATCAGACCGGGCGTATGCCCACTGGTTATCCAGCCTTTCGGCCAGACGCTGGAGGGAAGCGCGAATATCGGAAATTTTCATGGTCTACTCCTTTACCATTCATAGGAGCCGCGCCGCTGGCTGGCTTCCATGCGTTCCTTTTCAATCATGGCGGCGATCCGGGACTTCTCTTTGATGCTGAGGCCCCAAGCCTTTTCACAGGGGATGGCAACAATGAAGCCGTCCTCATGGATGCCGTACTCATTGAAATCTTCATCAACGTACCGTTTGCAGTTGTGCGGTCGGTCGTTGAAGTCATATTCGACCTCATCAGGAATGCGGGTCAGCTTGCCCCTGATGGGGAAGTTGTTCAGCTTTGCAAATTCTCGGATGGTCATGGTGCTTCTCCTTACTCAATCGCTTCTTCAATGCTGCTGGTGGCATCTTCCAGACTGCTTACTGCATCGGACAGGCTTTCGCAGATCTCTTCGATATGCTCGTACCGTTCGCCGCTCTGGAAGTTTTCGGGGATGTTGTCCCGGTATTCTTCTTCCTCAGTCTGGATTTCCTCAAGCTGAGTCTGGAGGGTCTCAAGCTGATCAATGATGGCCTGCAGGGCCTTTCTGCGTTCTCTGTTCATATATATTCTCCTTGATTTTTCATCGGTGGGTGGTTATAATTAAAAAGCGAGGGCGGCGGCTCCTACCCGCCGCCCTGCTCTTACGGATTACTTATTATCCGTGGGGGTCTCATTGCTCTGAATGATTCTGTTGGGTTTAATCGTGATCGTTATCCGCTCTGCAAGATCGGGATGTTCGACCAAGATTTCCAGCAGCTCTTTCAGAGCTTTTGCTTTTTCATCCATCGGTCTGTTCTCCTTTCCGGTGAGCTTTCCGCTCCTCCTGACACCTATATTATACAGGATTTCCTTTATAATGTCAAGGCTTTTCTTAAAGAAAAACCTATATTTTTGAAAATATTTCTTGACAAAATACAGGAAATCATTTATACTTGCGGTGAGGTGATGAACATGGATTTCCCAACGAAAATCAAAATGGCCGAAGCTGTTTCCAAAATAAAAGAAGCTGAACTTGCCCGGCGGATGGACACCACCCCGCAGGCATTCAACCAGCGGATGAAAACAGGAAAGTTCAAGTATGAAGAACTGGAGCAGATGGCGCAGGCCATGGGCGCAGAGCTTATTGTGAACTTCCGCTTTCCTGATGGAACAGAGGTATGATAAAAGCCGCCAGTGTTTTGAAGCGCTGGCGGCTTTTTTCATGCCGTGGGTAAGGGCTTTACCTGAGAAGCGCCAAAGAACGATGCGCGGTAGGTCTGGCCGTCACCTTTGCTGCTGTGGATGAGTACCGCCTGAAACAAGGCCTTTGCGCCATGTTCCACCATGTACCCGGCGACTTTCCAGCCTGCCCATGTGTTCACAGGCTCGGCCACCCCGGCGGCCTGCTGGGCTTCCTCAATGCGCTGGGCGTTGATCGGCTCGGCCTTTGCACTGTTCCATGCCCGGTGCAGGCACTCGGAAAAGGCGGCTACGCCCTTGCGATACAGCTTCCATGCCTTGCGCATGATGGCGGACAGATCAAACTTTTTCATAAT